ACGAGCGGCATTAGCGACACGAGCGGCATTAGCGGCATTTGCTGCATTTGCTGCAGCAACGGCCTCGGCGGCATTCGCTGCATTTGCTGCAGCAATAGCCGCAGCAATCTCAGCTTCATTGGTGGCGCGAGCGGCATTAGCGACACGAGCGGCATTAGCGGCACGAGCGGCATTAGCGGCACGAGCGGCATTAGCGGCAGTGGCATTAGCAACAGCGGCATTAGCAACACGATCGGCATTAGCGGCACCAACGGCAGCGGCATTAGCTCGAGCGGCATTAGCAACACGAGCGGCATTAGCAACACGAGCGGCATTAGCGGCACCAACGGCAGCGGCATTAGCGGCAGCGGCATTAGCGGCAGCGGCACCAGCGGCAGCGGCATTAGCGGCAGCGGCACCAGCGGCAGCGGCACCAGCGGCACCAGCGGCAGCACGACGAGCGCGAGACGCAATAACAGTCTCTATTACCCTAACCTCATAGTTCTCAACGTCTCTCTTAATAATAGTCATTTCAGATGGCTCTCCCCACACTCTATCAGTCAGTTCATGAATATCTCTAGTAAGTTCATCAATCCTATTTGCACCCTCTGGCATAGCTGTCCCATCCATTATAGCACGGGCGCATCTGATGATAAGAAGCTTTCTCTCATATTGGTTCTGCACGATAGTGTTCTTATTTCTATTACCAAGACTTGCACCAGGTGGTTTTACACCCATTTTATCATAAAGTGAATTTGTTATTCGAGCTTTATCAAATGGAACAAGTTCTGGAGAGTATACTTTAATAATATTGGTTAAGATAAAGTATATATTTAAAAAAGAACTCTGTTGACTTAGATTACCATATCGTGGATCTACTGTAACATATATCGAAACACATCTTCCAGTATAGCTATCAATTTCTGTATTAACTACTGTATAACGAACTCCATCTATAGCTATAACATCATTTACACTATAAGGGCAGTCTGATACATTTCGTTGGTCTAAATAAGCAAGAGGATTAATACAAACACGCTCAGCCGGCTTTTTAACATTGATAAATGCAATATATAATGGATTATCCCTTTTAAATTCATCTAATGTCATCAACACTCCTGGTTGACGTTTTAAAATTCCAGGAGCATGTGCCCCGTTATTTGAATCTATAAATCTATATCTATCGCCTTCTTTACGAAGAGCCACCCAGTGCGCACCTTGTTGTTTATTCACTATAAATCCATATGAATCATCTCTTGAATAGACACTATCTCTTATAATATTTTGGCTTGCTTTAAATCCCAGAACATTTAATCCCGCTGCTAAAACAGTTACATCATAAAATTCGCTAGATGGACACTCTGTTTCTCCAACACCTCTGCTTCTAAGAATAACCCCCATTGTTCTACACAAACTCTGTAATGAAATTGGCAATACATCAGGATTATAGTCACCCTCTTTTTTAAAATATCTGCCACCAAGTAAATTATTTAGAGCATGGCGACCACATCCTAAACTTTCTTGTGATTCGTAAAATGTAGTATTTATAACATGTGGGTGTACTATCGCACCACATAGATTTATAACAGGACCTTGCGCTGCAATAAATGCCATGCCTTCATTTGCTCGTGCTGCCAACATTCTACATTACCGTGATAACTTTATAAAAAAGGACAGCTCTCACTCTCCCAGACCACATGTACATGCGCCCAGTTATCCTCTGCAAGCATGCGTTGGAGCCCCTCCAAGCGGCGTGTAAGAGGGTCGCCGCCGCTTTTTGGCGATACATGCTTCCAATGCCACTCAAACTGGAGACATTCTACCTGCCCCGTGAACCCTTCCACATGGCACGCACGCCGCCATGTGGCGGCCCCTCTATTTGTAGAAACAGCAGTTGTTCGCTTAGCTCCTCCGGACAGTTCCCCATTATGCTGACGCAAGCGTCGATCCAGATTCACAGTCGCCCCGATATATGTTTTGTAGGGTGCCGCGCAAGTAACAAGCAAATAAGAGGCCCACATAGTTCTTTTCTCTGACGCTCTTTTAGATGGAGCCCGCAGCCAAAGCACTTCCAAATATTTCGGAGTTCAAAGATCTTACACACATTCCGTATTTCCTCGCAGGCATTCTGCTCATTGACGTTATTGCACTCTTTCTGACGCGCTATTTTCCCAAGAACGTAGGCGGGGAAAGTTTGAATGACTGGTATGACAATTTCGGTCTGGAGGGCGTGATCGCCGACGTATTTGTCATTCTGCTTGTCTTCTTAATTGCCCAGTATATCTACAGTGCTTATATTGGACCCTCCTACGGCTGGAATCCTCTTCTCTTCGTGGCTCTGCTCGTTGGTATTCAGCTCGTGCACGATGCCGCATTTTACCAGGGCGTAATAAAACAGGTGCCTCTAGGCATGAACAGTATGATAGACACATATAAGAAGTATTCCGCAGAGAATGGCGGATTTATCTTATTAGGTGATGCGGGTCTCATGATTGGCTCCGCAGGTGCTGTTTTTGCACTGGAAACGGCGCCGCCTTTTATGGCTGCCGCGGTCGCATGCTTGACCGTCTATACCCTACCTTACATTTTGAATACGAAGATGCAGGGTGACTACCGCTATGTGCCTGCCGCACCGACAAAGGCGGCGCCCAAGGAAGATGTGCAAGAGAAGAAGGCTGTTACGCAGACTCGGCCGAAGGAGAAGATACACTGGGAGATGCTGAAGCCGCAAGTGCAGTCGTCTGGGCCCGATCAGATGGAGAAGAAGGTGCCTTGGATGGGGAACCAGGAAGTGGGAAGCATGGACTCCAAGCAGATGTTCAGCCCTTTCTCGCTACTTTAAACATTGCAAATATATACTATAAATGTGGTCAACTACAGAATCTGTAATTGCGCATATTGAGAGAGCTCTTGCCAGCGTGGATGAACTAAAAAGCAAGCTGCCTGCATCCGTCTTCAAGATTGAAGGTATGACAGGCATCAAGACACGAGCCTTTTATAATGCACTCTGCGATGTTCCAGAGGAGACGAATTATTTTGAAATTGGCGCATGGGGCGGTTCATCCACGGCAAGTGCTCTTTATGGAAATACGAAGATAACCCCCTATATTGTAGACAATTGGTCGGAGTTTGCCGGCTCCTATGAGGTTTTTCACAAGAATATGTCCGAGCATTTTGATTTTTCTAGAGTGAATCTCTTTCAGGTTGATTATAAGACAATGGATTTATCTACAATTCCGCCTATACAAATCTATCTTTATGACGGACCTCATGAGCGGTCAGATCATGTTCTGGCCTTTTTAAAATATTGTAGGATTCTGGCGCCTATTTCAATTGTCTTGGTTGATGACTGGAACTGGGAGTGTGTGCAAGAGGGGACTCGCGAGGCATTGGCCGAGATTCCGTTCGATGTTGTGTATGAGAAGTGTATTTACACCGACTATGAGAAGGAACGCGCCACCGACTACTGGAACGGTATTGGCATTTTTGTGCTGCGGCGGCAGTTTTAACGTTTACCCTAAACAGGATGAGTGAGATTGAGCCAAGGAGAGGAACGAGCGCATTTTTTACATTTGGTCGTTTTCAACCGCCTACCACCGGTCACCAGATCCTGATTGAATCCGTTGCGGCGGCTGCCGACGCCGCTGGAGCCGATGCGTATATCTTCGTAACAAGCTCAACGAACAATTTAGAAGCGAAGGCCGTGAAAAATATGATGAAGAGTGGCGAGTTCAAGTCTCTCAAAGAGAATGAGAATCCTCTGACGGTTGATACGAAAGTTTTCTATCTTAAGAAGATGTATCCCGCTCTCGCAGAAGATGTGACTTTCATTAATACAACAGAGTATGAGTGTAAACAACTATTCCAGGTTCTTGAGCGCCTGCGTAGCGCCGGCTACGAGTCTATTACGATGATGGCCGGTGGTGATCGTGTTCCTACTTTTGCGAAGATGTTTGAGAAGGCCGAGATTGATGTGGGTGTCATATCGGCCGGTGAGCGGGGCACGATGTCTGGGACCAAAATGCGCATGGCGGCAGTACGGGGCGATTTTGATACATTCAGGGATGGCGTGATGATTGGCGAGATGACGGAGGCTGATGCTAGGGATTTGATGGGTTTGGTGCGCGTTGGTTTAGGATTCCCTGCTGCTTTTGAAGGGGGCAGACGTAAGATGCGTATTCGGGCTGCAACGCGGCGGCGGTATCGGTTGAGGGAGAATGAGCGATTTTAGTGATTACGAACAAAGTTAATCTTCTGTACGAGCTGTCTTAATTCCTCTTCATTTTCTTCAAAAGACTTTGTAAGTACCTTTTCAAAGAGGGGTTTTGTATATGTATCAAAGACATCTCGGGTCCAATTTGTTGTTTCAAGTGTTTTCTGAATAAATGGTGAATAAGTATCAGAACGAACTGCTTTGTAGATTGTTTTTGCTCGCCACTGTTTATTTTCTTTTTGTTCCGTTACTACCTCTGTTTTTGCTCCACCCATTTTAAATCCATGCCGTGGAATTTGAGACCATTCTGGCGGATACTTACATTGTGAAATTTGAGTCATTTTTTGAAGAAACTCTTCTTTTGTAAAGAATGCTTTCATCATATTACAACTCGAGCAACATGGCTTAACATTATCATATGTATATTCTCGCTTAGTATTATCTGTGCGGTCTAGTCCATTTCCTACAGTACATTTATAACCACAAAGATAACAAGGTCTATATATAATATCATCATACTGTTCTTTTGTTAGATTGAAAGGTATTCCCCGCTTTTCTTCTGTTTGGCGTTTTAGATATCCATAAGGAACTGGAGATCTGTGAATATATTCGCTCCAAACTTTGTAAAACTCATCTATGTCAGACTTTTCTGTAATAAGTTTGGCTTTTTCAATAAAGAACACAGGATGGAAGATATGTTTCATACGATTACATACTTTACAAGCCGATACACAATTTTCGTTCGAATATCCCTTAGCATTATCAATACGGTCAATACCATTAATTTCATTTTCATCTAAATATTTGCAGTAAAAGCACTCATTTTGTATAATATTTAAGAAGTCATCTTTTGTAAGAGTATTTTCCTTTTCACGACGTTCAACCGATTTCTTCTTAAAAGATTCCCAGTGTATATCAAGATTCCGTTTGGCTTCGGCCTGATAATTGCGCACACGACCTTTGCGTTTTTCATCAGACTTTTTCTGAATTTCACGACATGAAGGACATAGTTTGCTCGGTTTTCCATGAGCTGTAGTATAGCTTTCATAAGACTTTGAGCAATGAGAGCATTGTAAATATGGGGTAGACATTCTACCTGTTATTCACAATTAATTGATTAGACTTCCTCCCAGCCGGAGAATCTTAAAATCAATTTTAACAACCAAACACTTTGTGTGTTTAGTTGGAGTAGGCGAGCATGCCTTCCGTTTGTGTGCTTTTACACTCAAACCCTACCAGCTCTCCTTCACACCTCAATAACAAAAGATGTAAATTCCTCTGGTAGACCACATTTCTGTGTGGACGGACTCTATCTTATGCTAAGCCACCTGCGTGACAAAGCCCACTGACATTGAGTCTCTGAACTGCATCCATAGTCTTACGACCTTAGGACTTGGCTGCGGATCATCCCTATTCATAACCTTCTAACCATACCCACGAGTTTCCCCTTGGTGCTACTGGGTAGGTCTTTCGACCCCAGAGCGGTAGTTATGACTTCACAGGAGTTTCCCGCAATTTGACAGTGTTGCCCCATCTTATATCTCACCACATAAGATGTGTTATTGGACTAGCATTTCTTTTTAAGAAACACTCTTAGCAGCCAAAGATTATAGCTTTAATTACTATAACTTAAACCACCCATTCCACTCATCACGCGAAGAACGTTGTAGTTCGTCGCGTAGATGTAGACAGTCGAGGACGTCGTGGTGCCAACCGAGTTGTTGGACACCGTGAGGAGCAGCGTGGTGTTATCGATGCGCGATAAGTTGCACGTGCCGCTGGGCTGGTGCTGCTCAGGCTGGAGGGCGAACGAGTAGACGTTGATGCCGACCGCCGGCACGTTGGTGTGGTGCTGGAACGGCTGGACCTCGTTGAAGTAGCGTCCCTCGCGAACCTGGAAGCGGTCGTGGCCGTTGAGCTGGAGCAGGGCCGTGATGCACGGGTTCCTGCCCGCCATGCCCTCAAAGCGCGTGACGGAGTAGCCAGACTCCAGCACGGACCGGTCCCACCAGTCGCTGAAGTTGAACGGCTGCTGGCCCTTCCACGGGTTGATGATGCTGTCGTCGCAGCTGACATACGAGTCGCGCTGGACAACCCACACGAGCTCCTTGCACGGGTGGTTGAAGTTCAGCTTGAGCTTGTTGGAGGAGCTCGTGATGGACTCGCCGCCCGTGAACTGGAGGGTCTCAATGAGGTACTCGTGGGAGACCTGGGCGAACTTGCGGCGCTCGTCCGTGTCCAGGTAGATGTAGTCCACGTAGAGCGAGGCGGCCGTCAGGTTGGCGGCGTTGACGCGGTCGCGGATCGTGTGGAGGTTGCTCGTGATCTGCGGGGTGACCTCGTAGCACAGGTTGCGGAGGTCGTTGAACTCCAGGTTGATGCGCACCTCGTGGTACTGGAGCGCGATGAGCGGGAGCGCCAGGCCAGGGTTGCGGCAGAACCAGAACTGCAGCGGGATGTAGAGCGTGTACTCAGGCGCGCAGTTGAGGACCTCAGGGGACGAGTTCGGCTCGCCGCCCGCGCAGTCATTGTCGCACGGCTCACCGCCCTGGACGAGGAGGTTCGTCAGCTGCGGCACGTTGCCAACCATCTTGGCATAGCCGCCCTGCTTGCCCGGCTCCTGCGTGAGCTCATTCCAGATGTGCAGCCACTGTCCGTAGTGCTTGTCGATGCGCTGGCCGCCGATCTCGAGCTCGACGCTCTTGACGAGGTTGTGACCAACCCAGTTGAGCCAGCGGAACTGGGCGCCAGAGCCGTCCGACGTCTGGAGGGAGACAGACGGGAGCGTGGCCTGGAGGTAGATGCGGTGGATCAGGTCACCGTTGCGCTGGATTGTGCACGTCACACGCTTGCCGAAGCCAGGCGAGCCGTTGAACGGGTTCTCGATGGACTCCATGGCGAAGTTGGTGTGGCGGCGGTAGACGACCTTAAAGAAGGTAATCTGGGGGTTGCCCGTGAGGTAAACGTCCTGTGCACCGTAAGCGACTAACTGCATAAGGCCCCCTCCAGTCATTGTATATATCATGGGAAGAAAAATTTTTGGAAAAATTGCAAAATGGCGGAAAAAGGAAACTTTTACTAGCCGGGAGATTTAGCAGCTTTGTAAGCTGCGTTCAAATATTTAGAAGAAGATTGTATCGAGTTTGTTCTTGTTTCCATCATAAACCCATATCTCAAACTTGTAGCCGGAGTGTATGGTTGCCTTCGCTTTCTCTTCAACATGTGCCCTGTAGAGCTGAAGCGTCCACTCTGATTTTACCTCTATGATCTTATTCTCAGACTTTATGTAAAAGTCAGGGAAATATACATGTTTAACGTCATCAATGTGATACTGTATCGTTGGAACAACCCCTCTACCAACTTTAATATCCTCTTCATCATAGAGCTTTACAAGTTCATCTAGAGCCAAATTCTCATAGCCTTGATACTTTACTATATTTCCACTAGGCATCATATAGTCTTTATAGGCGAATGATGTCTTCTCCGATTTTGCTTGAACCTCGGCATTTTGATTCGGGTGACCGCCGTAGCGTTCCAAACATGTGGCAACCCATTTCTTTTGAACATCTACTGTTCTTTTGGGATGGTCACCATAGTTTATAAGATGTGTATCATTAATTTTCTTTTTAACTTCAGTTAACTGTGCCGTATTTATGACACCATGCTCTCGTATACATGTTGCAACACGTTTTGCTTCTTTTTTCTTCAAACTACACTCATCACAATAAGGATACCTGTATACATTTAGCATCTCAAATTTCTTGCTCGTCTCGGCCCCACAGGAACATTGAAACTTAACTCTCATGCGTTGATTGTAGTTTTCATATTTCTCTAATAGTGTCGCATTCCCTTCTTGGAGTATACTATCCAGTAACTCTTTGGTATAATAACGTATAGTTTTCATTCCCCCTTACTGTCTGTTTTCAAAATTCAAAATTCAATTTTCAAAAGAAAACGGTCGGTCTAAACGGAACACCGCAAAACCTATAAGATTCATAGACAATGTCAACAGGTGATGCGTTTTTTAAGATACGTCCCACGAAGCGGAGTAATCCAGAGGCGAGAACGACCCTGGATACCGTCCACCAAGTCCAGCTCGGTGCTATGATTGACCGTGAGAAGCAGGTTGGCGAGCTGGAAGAGAATCTTAACACGCTGGAAACCAGTCTCTCGGCAGTGACCGATGACGTCCAGTATGAAGTCGTAGAGCAGCAAATCAAGGTCCTCCAGAAGGAGATTCAGAAGCGCCGCGGCGGCAACGAGGTCTATGACTATTTTCTGAACGCCGGTGAACTTTTGTATCAGTATTACGATGTCCAAGAGAGAATTAACAATGGCGCGGAGGGTGTTCTCAAGAGTTCAACCTACCGAGTAAAACCAGGTGACATTCTGAGTTCTCTTCAGTCGGCCGGCGACCCTGTTCTTCCTAACCAGCCAGTTGGAGAGCGCCTCCGCCGCGATAAAATCCTGGAGACCTATCTCCAGAAGGTGGATCCTGAACACGCGCGCGGCGGCTCGGAGGTGCTCAATGACCCCTATGGAGAATGTGAGGATTGCCAGACCGAGATGATCTTCAGCCAGAATGAGGCGTTGTTTACCTGCCCCAAATGCGGATATCAGGAGTTCGTCCTGATTGACTCAGACAAGCCGAGCTACAAGGACCCGCCGCGCGAAGTCTCCTATTATGCATACAAGCGCATCAACCATTTCAACGAGTGGCTTGCGCAATTCCAGGCAAAGGAGAGCACTGAGATTCCTTCCACAGTCTATGACGAAATTGTGGAAGAGCTCAAGAAGGAGCGTATATCAGATTATAGCAGTCTGAAGCCTAGCAAGATTAAGGAAATCCTGCGGAAGCTGCATTACAATAAGTATTATGAGCACGTGCCACATATCCTGAACCGGCTCAATGGAGAAAATGCACCCGTGATGTCGCGTGAAATCGAAGAGAAGTTGCGCTTCATGTTCAAGGAGATTCAGCCGTCTTTCCAGGCCCATTGCCCCAAGGGTCGCAGCAACTTCCTCTCGTATTCCTATGTTCTCTATAAATTCTGCGAGCTTTTAGAGCTGGATGAGTATTTACCCTGCTTTCCTTTACTGAAAAATAGGGACAAACTGTATGTCCAGGACAAGATTTGGAAGCTGATTTGCCAGGATTTGGCGTGGCAGTATATTCGGTCAATCTAAATTGATGCATTTGCGCCCTTTATAATGTTGGGTGAAACCGTATTAGGATTCAGAGGTTGCGTATCTTCTGTAGCCTCGGGCTCAACAAGAGGAATTCCATCAAGCGCCGCCTCAATCCTCTTCATAGCTTCCTTAATACGCATCATCTGCCTCTCACAGTCCTCATACTTTCCACAATAGAGAATCTGCGTCTTCTGAGTGTGGTAATAAAGACAGAGGCGCGGTGAACCAAAGCACGTAGTTGTCATACTTACATTTGCGAGACTGGGAACATGAATCACAGTCTCGGAAATCCGAAGGAAACGGGACATTTATCTATGCGTTTGGATGAAAAAAAACCAACTTCAAATTTAAACCTTCTTTGGCAGAGAATTCTTCACCATCGCGCGCACGTCGTCCGAAATAGACGCGACAACAGAGGCTGCAATACCCCTCTCAAGGTTTTGGAAACCCTCAACAGGTGTAATCTTGTTCGCAGTCAGCTCGGCGCGAACAAGAGCCTTGATATCATTTGCAAGACGCCCCTTCACGATGTCAACAACCTTGTCTTCATTTGCGCAAGTGGAAGCACCTGAGGCGGTCATCACTGGCATGTCAGTGTTTAGCTGGCCCGTCTTGAAATTCGGGTCGGCCGCATCTAACTTGGGCTGTGTAGAGGCTGTGCACTTGTCGGCAGTAACTGCATAGCTTTTATCCGAGCATGCCTTTCCAAGAGGTAGACCGAAGCGGTCGGACATTACGCATTTACCAATGTCAGTGCACCAACCACACTTGTTGTTATCTACACACGTGCCGCATGCGGTAAGCTCGGCACAGGAGAGGCACTTCCCTGTCTTCTTATCCCAGTTGCAGTCTGCCGTATTGTCACAGGCCTTATCAACCTTGATAGCCGTGCATACGTTCGTATCCTGAAAACCCTCTAGGCGCAGACCGCCATTTATGGCGATGAGGCAAGCAAAGAGGAGGAGAGCTATTCCTAGAAGAATCGGGCCAACCATTCTATTAAGAATGTATGATTCTTATCGTCGTGATTTAATAGAGTCCAGAACCTGTCATTCTTATAAGATCACGATTCACAAGTTGCGGATAGATATATTTGAAATAATAGGCGTCCTCTTCTGTCGGAACATGACTTGTTCGTAGTTGCACCATCGTTCCAGGCGATGTTGCGCCGAAGAATCCTTCTGTGGTCCGGGTAAGCACAAGCGCAATAAATAAGAGGATGAGCGCAACTATGATTATCTTCATCTGGATTTTATAGATATATTATTACATATCTATAAAAAACACATTGAGAATTTATATGTTAGTGGACTAAATTAAGAAATAATATACCGCACCGCACCGCTTACGCCTACATCTACGCACGCATCGGGAATCCAACGAGGTTGGCGCCGATACCGAAGCCAGCGCCCTGGCGAGCCGTAACACCGATGGACGGGCTGACCACATCGAGGATGGCGAAGACCGCCGCGGCGACAACCGCGAGCGTCAGGATCTCCTCCACCGGCAGGGACTTCTTCGGGATGAAGATGGCGGCGATGGCCACGAACAGACCCTCGATTAAGTACTTAATGGCACGGTTAACAATCTCCGTAGTGAAGTCCATTTAACTCTATATTATTGAAAAAGATTTTTTGTCCGCGATTGGCTTAGGTCCGCGATTGGCTAGGATGCATCGCTTAGCTCTGCGTCACCGGTCTAAATAGAAACTAACTAGAAGTATGTAGATGTCAAACACCCAGCGTGAGGATTTTCTGGATGAGGACGTGGAGGTTCCGGGGCAGAAGGTTGTTCTCCTCAGCTTTCTGAGCCCGGAGAAGGTGTTGGCGAAGAAGGACCTCTTCTTCTTTGACACCTTCCTCCAGCAGTATGAGTTTAAGTTGAGGGTGCGCGGCCTCGAGGGCTACCTCGCCACCACGATTCGCAGCATCAACAACAAGCTGGATGCGCAGGCGGTGGAGTTTGATAAGCAGGACCTCAGCGGCTGCGCTGACCTCTGTCGTAACAGCCGGGTTCGGGTTGACACGGTCATGGACGGCCTCCAGACATTCATCAAGGAGAATGAGAAGGACATGAAGGACTCCAAGCTCAAGGAGGCATATGATGATTTTGTCTATGCCAACAAGACAAAGCTGGAGCAGCAGTTCTCGGAGAAGAATGAGTTCCGCACAAATGTTCGGGGACTGAAGGTTCGTGGCGTCTATGCTAGCAAGGCAGAGGCGGAGGCCCGCTCCAAGAAGCTCCAGCGCAACGACCAGATCCACAACATCTTCCTCGGAGAGATTGGCAAGTGGTTGCCGTGGGACCCGGAGCCGACGGAGGTGGGTGAACAGGAGTATGCCGAGGAGCAGCTTAACACGCTGATGAAGAAGTATAAGGATAACGAGGAGGCCCGCGAGATGTTCATGCGCGAGAACCGCAATAAGATGCGCAGTGGACCGTCGACCACGGTGACCCGTGATGCCGATGCCGACACTGGATCTAGTAATGCTGCTTCCTCTTCTTCTGCCTCTTTTAATGCGATGTTCGATGGCCCCGCCGACCTGGCCATGCAGCGCAAGATGGAGACACAGAATAAGCAGTAAATAACGTTGATTTATAATCAAACATATTTATCTATTTGGGGAGGAGTCCCGCATTTGCGGACTTCATGCTTTTGTTAACAAAATATGAAATACCTAACCATATAGCTATGATGATTAATGTTGGAATCAATAAATATTTAAGAAATATGTCAAAAAGAAAAGTTTGAAAAGGCGAGAAGCCTTCAACACCGTAACTATCGTAGTTGTTCGCAAAACCATTCGTATTTGATACAGAAGCCGCAACTAGTACCAGAACAATAACGACTGAAAGAAATACGTAGACGAGATTTTTCTTGCTCAGATGAAGCATTATACTATGTGTTTATATTATAAATAATGTTGATTCATAATCAAACATATTTACTTAGACGACAGACGGCCGAACATTGAGCCGCGCTGGCACAGTTGACCGAGGAAAAAAGATATAAATATACAAAAGAATTGCTAAAAACGAAGGGACTCCAATTAGAAGTCCTACAAAGGTCCATGAATTCGTAAAACCAGGGGCGCCAGCAAATCCCTCAACACCTTTGTCATAATAATTGTTTGTGTAAGCGGGGTTGATCGGGCGGCACACGCCCTCCTGGCAGAACTCGCCCTCATTGCACTTCACGCCGTAGCAAGACATGTTCGTGAATCCGTCGTAGAGGGTGGCCGGAAAAACCGCGCGAACCACGGCGATCCGCGCGAGAACAATGACAAACGAAACAAAAACGCCCACGAGAGTCTTGTTATTCAGACGAGCCATTCTGTTCAGAGTCTACATTTTCACTTGGAGCTTCCTCCTCCTTGGGAAAGCAAATACCCTTCTCACCCGTCTCGTCTGCGTGGCAATTTGCATCCTTTCCACATGCATTTTCTAACTGCGGGTCGCACGGCTCTCCCATATCGGAAAAGGGGCTCTTTTTACCCGTATACCAGCGATACGCAAAATACAGGGCCACCACAAGAAAAACAGCGCCAAGTCCAGCAAATACATTGAGATTCATCCACGACGGCGCAAAGTTCTTAAGAAAATCCATACTATCTTAGGCCACCAGAATATACGATGTTTTTAACCGCTTCAGAGTTACACAACCGGGAGACCCGTATCTACAGGAAGACGCCTGGGGCTAACCGACTTACAGTATCCATTCACACACTGAAGAGGGAAGTCGCAGGGCGCCATATCAACACCGCACTGGGCATTGGCAGACCCCTCAAAAGGCTCAATATATTGAGAAATGCGTATATATCTGTCGGCAATAAGAAGCGCAATGGCGAGGGCAGCTATGAATAATAAGCAAGAAATAGCACCGGACTTGTCCATCTATTATATCTTCTTAACTTGAATCGCCGGCCCTTTCAGACGTGTGGCAGAACGGGGGTCATATTCATTCCCCTCCTTCTCCTTCATATGTGCTGCCGAATGTGCCCAGAACTCAGGGGCCCCAATGCGGAAATCGCCGTGCATCTCCGCCTTATACCAGAAGATAATGTCCTCCAACTTATTGCTCTGTGTCGTATTATCCAAGACGAGGCACTCGTAGTTTGTTGTGCACTGGTCCATGATCTGGCAGAAGAACTCAAACGACGGAAAGGCAGAGCCATAGTTGTCAAAGATGCGCTTGCGGTTGCTCAGATAGGGTTCGCGCAGAATGAACACGTAGTCCACGTTGGTTCTCAGAGCCGGCTGGATACCCAGCGGATACTGCATGGTAATTAAGAAGAAGACCTTGAGCCAGCGACCGTTCATGAAGAGGTAGCGGATGTTCTTGTCGTGAGTCCAGCTGTCATCATACATACAGTCGTCCAGAATCATAAGGGAGCGGGGGTCGTAGCGCGACTTCATCTGGCCCGCTGCCTGTTCCGCCATAATCTTCGCCATAATCATCTTCTGCCGCTTGACGAAGTTGGCGAGAATGAGGGGGCTATACTCGCCGTGAATGAAGAGCGGGGGGATCATCTTGGAGTAGAACGAGTTGGACTCCTCCGTTCCCGAGATGACTGTTCCAAGAGGCATGTCTTGGTGGTGAAAAAGGAGGTCACGCACAAGCGTGGATTTTCCAGTGCGCCGTCGGCCGATAAAAACACATACGGCGTCCTGTTGGATTTTGCGCATATCAAACTTACGTAGACTCACGTCCATAGGCGAACTCATTGCTTCTATGTATCCTCTAAAAAATATGCGCTTTTACACGACGCATGTATTCTTGATGAGGAAAAGATGGAAAAACTCCGGGGGATGAACCTTCCAATGCCCAGATTTCTTCAAGAGGATATTCCTGAGGGCGTCAAAGGTATTTACGGCTACAGAAACCTGCAGACCTTCTTCCCCACACTGTCCAAAGTGTTCCGTGTGAACAAATACCAGGCGGCCAAGGTTGCTTATGACCTCCCCTCTGCCCTTGCGGCCGTTGATTGCTCAGGTGGCCAGGGGTTTTGCGCGGTAACCCTTAAGAAGAAGGATGGAACTCAGACGAGCGAGCGTGTCTTCTTGAAGGTGACCCACCTACTTGACCCGGTCCGCTGGATGCAGGGGCGCTATTCCCTTCCACAGGAGGCCGGCCTTCCTGGACACTCGAAGACGTGGACGTCGGCCTGGCACAAGCTACAGGATCCCTGGAATCAGGCATATGTTGAGGCGCTGGCCACCTATGCTCTGAGCGGCCTTCGCACATCAGGCACCTCTCCTCATTTTAATAACTTTTATGGAGCATATTGTGCACGCGCCGATACGTATCGTTACAATATCAACGATGATTACGAGAGTTTTAGAAATGCACGGTGGTTCTGGAATGGAAAGGATCGTGGCCTCTATACGCTGAGCGTTTTGAATGGTTCGGCGCCGGACATGCCAGCGCCTGAGAGCGTGCTCGCCGATATTCTCACCAAGCCTGAATTGTCCGATACAGAGAGCGAGGAGGTATTGGAGTCAATAGATATGAATGCCGATGTGGATGAGGATGCCAGCTTGGAATCTGCATCCATGGATAGCAAGAGTTTTGAGGAGGATGAGGATGAGGATGAGGATGAGGATGACGATAAAGATGAATCTTCCGACTTTGAGCAGTTTATTGTATATGCCAACATCTCTGACTTTCCAGTCATGTTAATCTTCACCGAATCAAACGAAAACACGATGGATTCCCTCTTGGATGCGAAGAAGCACACGATTAGCCCTGGAACGGCGGAGTGGGAGACCATGTGGTCTGCGTGGATTTTCCAGGTGATTGCTGCGCTGTGCGCCATGCAGAAGGTGTTCGGTATGACGCACAATGATCTCCACACGAATAATATTGTGTGGAGTCCCACGGATCAACCGTTCCTCTTCTATAAGACGTCAGATGGGTCAGTCTGGAAAGTGCCTACGTATGGAAAAATCTTCCGCCTGATTGATTTCGGGCGGAGCATTTTCTCCGTGAATAAGCACGTGATTGTGAGCGACGATTTCCGCCCTGGTAACGACGCAGATGGCCAGTATTCCTTCAAGCCGCTCTCGCCAAATTCGCATGAAGTTGTTGAGCCGAATCCTTCGTTTGATTTATCTCGCCTGGCGGTGAGTGTATTCGAATCTCTTTTTCCAGAGAAGCCGGCGGAGTCCGATAGCCAGACAATTCTGAGTGAAGAGGATGGGTTGGTTGTGCGCGAGACGGTTTCACCTCTTTACAACTGT